ATAAATTTTAATAGGTTACTATACTTGCTATATAGCACTTCTATAGTGGCCTTTAAGTTGATGATACTGCCCATTCGGGGATATGCGGGTTTGCCCGCATTGCTCTGCTGCAGTATCGATATATGATGTGGTATTATTATACCTAGCTTTTCCTATAAAGCGTTCCTTTCGGAGTTCACTCCTTAGGAAATCATAATCATCTTAATTACTTAAATTATATTCGCTGTTGCTTACAAATCACTTGACTCGGATTACCGAGGGATCAAGGGGTTGGCTTCCTCATTGTCAAATGAGAGCTACGTCTACATAAGACGAGTAACCAACGAGTACTCTACCTGGTACTGGCTTCGGTCAGTGAACCGCAAACAAAGCTTAGATAAATAAACAATTAAAATGGGTTATGAAAACCCTTAGGGATACGTTTCTCAAATTAAGAGTAACAGATGGTGTTGCCAATAACTGCAGCGCAAGGTTACCACCTTGATGCAAGGGTCAATCCCTTACAGTTATAGACTCACGTCAAACCTCTTATCTTTGAGAGAATTCTCAAATATAGGATATTCTTAGCACATGTGCCACATGAACGCGTCACCACAATCGCTACTTGTGATGGTCCTTACAACACCATTACTGGCTATCGTGGACTTCCGCTGCCAAGCACTTTCACTGCTCCCAATTATCTTGTAAGAGAGGGTTCATAAATATGTTTCCTTCTTTTCAGAAGTACTAATATCTGGCCCCCCTGGACAGGAGAGGTACAAGGGTTAAACTGAATTAACCTACGTTCTTTCTTCCAACCACATTACAGGTCAGAATCCTTCGATTTATATATATCTTTTCAACTTAAATCTAAGAGTTATATTATTCCACGAAACCCTTTTCTAAGGGACCTCGCGGGTTTAACTATAGTAAGTTTAGGTTGTGTATTCCGAAGATATAGTGCCCATTTCAAGTCTCTACATCTATTAAGAGTTGTGATTTTGTCAACAACTCGCCATTCGGCTAAATTAATAGTGTCGAAACTAGAAACTTCTTTTTCGGATTCAAATACTGTCGTGAACACTTCGTCTAAGGCATTCAAGGATTTATCTGCCAACTTAGCAGAACCTTTCATGGTCATTATAGCACGTTGTATTGTACCACGAGCAGCATTGTAATCATACACCATTGAGTCCCGGTAAAAACTATAGACCGAAGTCCATAGCATACTCGAGAGCCATGGAATCAATGCACTAATATGTGGTTCTAACACCGCATAATTTAGCGCAGTTACATGTTTAAGTATGTCTTTTTGTAAGGCATATTCAGACAAGTAATGGCTAGGAGATTTTAAAGATCTCAATACTTGCATCGCCAACTGTTGTCCCCACTTAATTAGAGGTTTCATTTCTAATTCAGTAGTATGGAAAACATTGAAAGATGAAGTATAAATCCATTTCGAGAAACTATCCATCTTCGACAAATAGTTCCCTGGACGACTGAACCATAAAAGGGTCAGCGCCATAGAACGAGACATCTCGTTTAAAGGAGCGGTCATTCTAGAAATAGCTTTATAACCATGATCCAAAAATAGTAAAACAGTGCTCATTTTAACATCATTTTCTGATGCTAATGAAACAAGGGAATTGATATCCCAACGAGCAACGAACATTTCTTTCCAAGAAATTGGAGAGACATCGTCATAGGCGAAAATAAATCTTTTTGCAAATTCAAACGATCCGTTTGTAGATACAATAGATTTAGTTAGGTTAATTGGGGAACCAATCTCGTTAAGTATATCGAGATAGTTTCCTGCGATATTAGAATTGGCGATAACAACGTCATCACCTAATACCAGGTACAATAATGGTCCTTTGTACCCTGACCTTCGCCATGCCATAAATACTATTAAATGGTGGAAGAGCGCAAGCATCGCCCAGGATGAATAGGCACCCATTGGCTGACCCGCTGCATATTTGACATGAGTAACCTGCTCGAAAGCAGCCTCATGAAAAGTACCAGGTATCTTTCCAGATACGTGGGCAGTACGGGTAAGAATATATGGGTTTGGGGTAGACACCCCTAGCTGTTTGACCGAAGTCAAACGTTCTTTCCCAAACACGGATGGCAATGCAAACCATCGTGTTGTTAAGAACTCAATCCATGCTGAAGCGGCCTGATCTCCGATAAAATACGAGATTAGTACTGTTTGTAAGTTCACTGGTAGACGGTCAGTAGCTGCAGTCAAATCGAAAGAGAACACTTCCTTCACATTAAGTGAACGAATATCCTCAGTAAATTTGATTACTGAAGCACGCTGATTAAATGTTGCGTCTTGTCTAATCAGACGCAGCATACCGAAAATCCCTTCATGGATCGGTTTAAGAATCCATTGTGAGAAGGGATCCAACATTGCAAATACACGGAGCTTACCTGCAGGTTCTTGTTTATAAGCAAGTTTACCTACATTGGTAGGACCCCAGTCACACTCAGTTAAGAGTGCGGTAAGCGGGCCGAGACTAGCTAATAATCGAGCTAGACCGGGAGCCGCAACTACATTTGCAAGTTTGGCACCATGAACCAAAAAGCCTTTGAATGATTTTTCCCACCCAAACCCTCCGACAAAACGAAGGGCGCGAAGACTATTGAGTAAAGTGTATAGGTGACCTGCCGGGAATTTCCCTTTAAGCATTTCATTACCTGTAATCGTTGCCACTTTAGGTGACGTAGGACTAACAGATAATATAGACCAAGCTTTGAATAAACCTTGTCTATAAACCAAACCATGATATTCAATGAATTCTTCAATCGATACCAGTAGTTCGCCCATAAAAGAGTTACTAAACTGTACCCCAGGTGTTACAATTGTTTTAATTGTAGGCACACCGGCGAATTCCAGTACTCGGTATAACCCGAATAAAGTAATCCATAAACGTATGTGTAGTTTACTACCACTACGAATATGTGCACGATGTGCTTTCGGAATCACTCGCGGTAACCCGCTACTAGTACAAGAAACGGCAGCTCCAAAGAGCTGAGAAGGATAACGTTCCTTCTGTTTAGACACAGACTGCATAAGCATAATCTGTGCCGTTTTCAAGTATTTAGTAACGAACTTGATGTTATTCTTTTTAAAGAGATAACTCAAGAATCTCGCGTACACTACGAACACACGAACATAACCTATAGTTACACCTCCTCTTAGTAG